GGACCGGCTCGAGGCGCGCCAGGACGCGCAGATCGGTGGCCAGGACGCGCAGTTTCTTGGCGGCGGCGGGGATGTCGCCATCGAGCTTGATCAGGACGCGGGCGGCCTCGTGCAGGTCGAGGGCGACACAGGAGGGCGGGATGTATTTGGGATTAGGGACGCCTCTCATCCGCGTGGCCTCAGTCCCAATTGGCGGCGGCGCAATTTGATCAAGTTCCGGCGCAAGGCGAGCACGGTGTTGGGGCGGGTTCGGGTGCCGCGATAGCTGATCAGTTGATGTTCGGCGTTGCGGAGGACCGATTCGAGCGGTCGCCCGCGCGGCCCGCGCGGTTGGCGCTGGCGCGGATTGTCGAGGCAGGATCGGCAGAAAAGCTCGTCTTCGAGCAGGTGGAGGGTTTGGGCGCGTTGGCCGCATCCAGGGCAACGAAGAAAGTGGGTCCAGGTTTGCTTGACCTTGAACGGATTCTTGCTTGGCGTTTCGTGATGGAGCAGGACCAAGTGGTATTTCGGGCCGTCGGGCGAGAAGGCGAATTCGCGCATCGCCGTGTTTTCGTCGATAGGCCCAAGGTCGGCGATCTTAACTTCTGGCGTGGTCTGGTCGGGTGATGAGGCGGGGTTCGGCGTTGGGTCCACGGCGTTCCGGCATCTCCATGAGTTTACGCGCGTCAGGATATAGCAGGGCGAGGCGGATGAGAATTGCATAGACCTTGGGCACGGGATGCTTGCCGGCTTCGGCCTCCCATCGGTTGACGGTGCGGACGGTGACGCCCAGGCTAAGGGCGAGCTCGGCCTGGGTGACGTTGAGCAGGCGTCTGGCGTTGATGAGCTCGCGCGGCGTCATCTATCCGCGCCTGAATGAGCTGACGCGCACATGGGTTCCGTGTGTTTCTGCGAGGTCTTCCAGCAAGCGGTGTTTGCGCTTATCGGCGCGCGTCCAATCGGCCGAGCATGCCGGCAGCTTGACTTCGTGAAACACAGACGGCGTTTCGACTAAGAACCAAGAATGGCTGTTTGGCGCGGCGCGGTTAGGGTTATCGTGGTACATCATGGCTTATCCCTCTGGATGTTCTCTTGGGCGTCAGGCCCACGTCCTCGCGTCATCGCGGTCATAGATGGTCACAGGACCCCCGGATTCCGGAGTCCGGGGGCCCCTCAACTCGATCTTGACCACTACGGGGGTTAGCGGGACGTTTTCGGCCGCCCAGCGTGCGTCTGCGGGGTCTGGGCCATGGAAATGCATGACCCAGTGTCCTTCCCAAACACCATCGCGCTGAACCCAGACTTGATACGGGTGAACGGTCATGATCGTCGCTCCAGGGCGTCAATGCGGGTGACGAGCCCATCGATGCGTTCGTCGATGCGGTGCAATTGATCGCTGAACTCAAACGTCATCTCAGCGCGGAGTCGGTCGTGGATTTCGTTGAACTCAAACGTCACCTCCGCCCGCAGCGCTTTAAGCTCGGCGCGAATTTCGTTGAGGATCAGCAGGGTGCGGTCAGGTTCCATAGGTTTGCCCTCTCGTTTTCGGCGGAATTGCCGGTACTGCCCAAGGTAAATGGCCCTTGGGCAGTGGCTGCAATTCAGATTTGCGCCTCCCATGTCCGATATTCGGTCATGGTGTTGAATCCCATCCATCCGCCCTCGACAGGAACGACGATAGCGAATCCGGTATGCTGTTCGATTGCTTCGCAGTAATCGCATGGCTTAGTGATATCGTCCACTTGACCTATTGAGCGGCCATCAAGGTAGACGATTGGATTCTTATTCTCGTCACTGATCAGAGTGATGCGATCATCTGATATGAAGGTCATGCTTGCGCCCTCTCATTTGCCTTCATTTGCCGCAAGCGCTTGACGATTTCGGCGCGTATGGCGTTGGCCAGTTTATTGTCGGGGTCGAATTGCACCCGCTCCAGCGCATCGCACAGTTCAGCGTAGGCGAGCGCGACTAGCCAATCGTTATCGGGCGCGTTCATTTGCCTAAACCTTCTTCGATGTAGGCGAGCACGACGCGGCGATCGATTTCGTTGAGCACGTGTTTATGCGCGTCCGGATGGATGATCTTGAGCGCATTGGCGTAGAAGGTCAGTTGTTTGCGGGACATGTGCGGCAGCGCGGCCGCGAATTCGGGTGAATCGACGTTTGCTTGACCAGTCCAGCGTGTTTCTTGTGTCATGTGAAGCCCTTCACATTCGGCGGAATTGCCGTTCATGACCGCGGCGCGCACGGTCATGGGCTGCAATTCAGGCTGCAAGCCTGAGGACGAAACCGGATTGATCGGCCTTGGCCTTCGTGCCCTTAGGCGTAAGGGCGACGATATTTCCGCCTCGTTTGTCCAAGTGGCGCAAGTCGGATTGATCGCCGTCAATGACTGGCCGTCCAAGGTAGGTTTGTGGAAACTCGCCGGCGAAGACAACTGCGACGTTTCCGCCAGCCGCGAGCACTAGCTTGCACTCGGCCTCGTTTGTTTCCGAGCGGGAGAAGGTCAGGTGATAATTGGCTGGCATTTCGCCCCGCGCGTGCTTCAACGCGCGGCGCACATTTTTCGTATAATCGACGAATTGAATGTGAGGAAACGCATTGAAGATGTTGCGCGCGACCGTTCCCTTGAGCGGCGTTTCGACGCCATCGGCATGCCTAATGCCTTCCCAAGCGATATCCGACGCGCCATTGAGGCGGACGCATAGTTTGAGACCTTCACGCGTCGCCTTGCGTTCCGCCGCTTCAATTCCCGCGATCATTTCATTCATGAACGTCTTACGATCGCGCATGAACATGACCGCCTTGGCGTGGCGCGAGGCGCGCGCGGCGTTTTTGCCGACAGCTGCGCCTTGATCATTGGCGACGATTCCGGCCTGACCAGAATACCAGCCAAGGCAGAGCGCAATGCAACCGGGCGACGCATTGCCGCACAGATTGCCGACTCCAGCCATTTTGTGCGGGGCCATATAGTTAATGGCGTTGAGGTATCCGAACGACTGCGCCTTGATCGCCTTGGCGCTGTCCATGGAGAAGAATCGTTTGAAGCGGATGACGTTTGACATGATTGAAGCCCTTCAATCGTTTGATGCAAGATCGCATCGGACTAGGCAGCGGTGAGGCTGCCTACGCCGTCGCGGTCAGGCGCGCAGCTTGCGCTTCTCAGCGTAATAGCCGGCGAGGAAAGCATCGCCTTCCCTGACTGGCAGTGCGTGCGCGAGCGCATTGGCTTGTTCGCGCGAAACGCCATTGGCGGCGGCGCGCATGCCGTCGCGGAACGCTTCGGTGTAAGCTTGATTTTTCATCTCATTCGCCCTCTCGTTCAGTCAGTGTGACTGTGTGACATACATTTAGGACATCATGTCAGGCTCGTCAAGAGAAAAATGATGACATTCCGGTAAGGTGTGCTATCCTTGAACGCAGCTGAAAACCGCGTGTTTCGAACCTCAACAAGACGATTCGCCAGCCCATCTCAATCCGCCTGGCGGTCAATCGGTCGATGACCTCGACTTCGCCGACCTAGCCGGCGCTCAGCCCCAAACCTCGACGTTCCCAACGCTTTCCAGCGATCGCTCCCGCCAACTCCCCTTCATCCCAATAAGAATAGCCTAGCCTCCCCTTCCTAACCCAACGATCCCATTAATTGTAAACTTGCCTTAATTAGTATTATGGAACTAACATGATTTTCCATGTCAGTTCCATTACCACAATCCAGATCCCCAAAACACAGCAGGTCACATCGAACGTTACGCGTAACGCGCGCGTTGGCGTATGGCTGACGGTCGCACTGACGCTCGATAGCTGACTGTATGCTATGCGCGATTGTTGGTACATATGTTGGTATATGGCGTCAACACTGCGATGAACATCGTAATGATATCAATGTGTTATGCGTTCAATGTGGTTACCTGCACAGTCCTCACATCAGTCGGCGTGTTGAAACGCAGCAATCCTCTGAGCCCCCTCCTCCCACCCCTTATAGGGACCGGGACCGGGGGCCCCCTGGATGTTGCTGGGCGGTTTCTAGTTCACATATCGTGCGGGTGTTAATGTCGTAGAATATGTCGGAAGCTGTAGGAAACTGACGCAGAATGGATTGACGCAAAATGTGTTATGCGACAATCTGTATCTCTGGTGACGGAGAAGTAGGTTGGCGGGAACTTCGAAGAATTATCAGGCGGAAGAGGGGGGGCGGTTTGAGAAGCAGCTTGCGCTGCCTCGGAGCCGTCTGATGCAGTCTGAGACTGCTGACAAGCCGGCGGAGCCGGAGCGGGAGGCGGGGAAGCACACTCCAGCCCCGGCTTGTGTGGGGCGGGAGGAGGCCCCGGTTAAGGAGGATACGCCTGTTGCCGGGGCGGTCAAGAAGGAAGGCCGGGGGCGGCCGAGGAAGATTTCGGGCGAGCCTTGGGCGGTGGCGGGGGTTTCGCGGCGGACTTGGGAGCGGCGGCAGGCGAAGGCGAGGCAGGGATGAGCGAGTCACCGAGGGAGGCTGGCGACGATTTGGAGGCGGTGTGCAAATGCGGCGGCGAGATTAAGGTTTCGCTGTGGTCGGGCGACAGCGGGCCGAGCGTTGTCCGGCTGTATTGTGTGAAGTGCGGCGATCGCTACAGTTTCCTGTTTCGGGGCCGGGGCGGGGATGACGAGGATCCGCCGTCGGCGGAGGATTACGCGACGATCGATGCTGGTCAGGCCATTCATGGGCAGACGATGCAGAGTTTTCGCGATTTGTACGCGAAGGCTCAGCGGTGAAGCGTGGGTCGCGGGTGGCATGGCGTCGAGTGGTGCGGAATTCGCGGCGGAATGGGCCGATTCCGGCGGCGGGGGGCGCAGAGGATGCGTCGTCGCCGGGATGGAAGGAGATTCTTGGCCGGTTGAAGGCTGAGATGGACGGGAGGGAGAAGCCAGATGGAAGGATTGAAGAAGGCGGTTCCGGCTGATGAACTGAGGCGGCAAGAGCATAAGTTTGAGGCGAAGCTTAAGCGGCGGGCTGCGGCTCGGCGGCGGCTTCTGGCGAGGCTTGGGGAGGAGCTGGCGGCGGAGGAGAATTTCCGTCGGCGGGCGCTGCAGTGACCCCTGATCGTGATCAAGAGGCGCGGGACGCCTTCATCGCTGGCTGGATAGCGGGCATGGAACTGCGGGTGAGGCGGCTTGAGGCGCGGGTCAAGCAGCTCAAGGCATGGCAGGAGGGCTGGGACGGCCCCTCGGACGCTGTGGCGAGAGGGCCTGCCCTCTCAACCCGAAAATGAAAACAGGGCGGGGCTGGCTGATCACCCCTGCGGTCATCCTCGCTCTGGGTGGCGGGTCCATGGGAGGATCTCGGGAGGCGTGGGCCTGCCACCGCTTTTCCGTCTGGAGCTATCCTTATCCGCAGCGGTGCTCGGTCGGCCAGGACCATAATTGGTACGTTGAGATCACCAAATTGCCTGGTGGAGCGCCCCCAACCCGGAAATGGGAAGGCGAGCCTCTGTGGACGATTCTTGTCCAGCGCATCCCGGTTATGGGAGAATAGGGCATGAGCAGGATGGTTAGAGTGGTCGAGATCGACGAGAACGAACTCGCGGTCCGTCTGGCCACGGTCATGATCGGCCGCGGGCCGCCCGCTGAGATGAGCGCCGAGGACGCCATCGACGAACTGGAAATGGCCTGGAACGCTGAGAAACTTGGGCCGTTTCCGTTCCGCCTGCTGGCGCTGGCGGCGTCCGAATATATCTGCGGCCAGCTCGACCGCGCCGGGACCTTGCAATGATAAGGAATTGGCAATGAGCGGCTCGAAGAAGGGGCGCCAGGTCCGTCATCCGCCGCATATCCGCCCCGATCCAGCGCGCGCGGCTGAGGTTCAGGCGCCGGAGCCGGAGGTTATCGCGGCGGCTCTGATCAACGCTCAGGGCAACGTCACCGCAGCCGCTAAGGCGTTGGAATTGAACCCGATGCGGCTTCGGGCGTTGGTGCGGGGAAAGCGCGAATTGAGCGCTGTCCAGGCGGAAATCATGGAGCAGGCGGTCGACGCCTCGGTCCAGGTCTTATGGGGCGCGCTGGCCGACGAGGGCTCGTTCCAGAACCGATTCTACGGCGCCAAGGAATGGCTGAAGAGCGAAATGGGGCGCAGGCGCGGGTTTGGCTGGAAGCCGGCCGGGGTGACGGTGATCAACAGTGGGCGGGCGGCCGCCCCGACCACCATCGAGATCAAGTGGCTGGAGCCCCCCCGGGATCCGGAGCCCGGGCCCCCGGATTCCGGAGTCCGGGGGTTAGTTATCGAAGGCGAGAAGGCGGACTGATGCCGAAGGGAAGCGCGCCCCGGATGTTTCTGACCGTGCGGGGCCGGACGCTGTCGCTGCCGCAATGGGCGGCCGAGACCGGAATCCGCGTCGTGACGCTGCGGGCGCGCGTCTACAATCATTGGCCGCCGGAGAGGGTGGTGGACACCCCGCCGATCCCCCCCGCCGAGAAGGGCCGAATTGGCGCCCCAAAACGCGCGATTAAGGAGCGATATTAACGCAACTTGGGTTTCGTTCTGTTTTGCAACCAGAGGTTGGTAAGAGATGAGCATCCTGGGATATCTTCTCGCCTTCGCCCCCGGCCTCGCCGCCAAGGTGAAGATCCCGCGCGAGCCCCCCGGCCCCCGGATCAAGTCCGGGGGTTATCCGGAGGATGAGGTCGAACGCCTGCGCGAGCGCATCGGCAAGCTCGAATACCAGCTCTGCACGGCCGAGAACGCCCGCGACGCCGCTGAGGCGCAACTGGAGCGCCATCGGGCCGAGACCGCCCTCGACCAGCGATGGCGGGAGCACGTGGCCCAGGCGCAAATGACGAACGCGCAATTCGGCGCGCAGATGGCGCTTGAGGCGCAACAGGCGCAATACAACGCCATGCAGGAGGGTTCGTACTATCAGCGCGGCCTCGCCCAGCAGAACCTGCTCGGCGCGCAAGGCCAGAAAATGCCCGCCGACTGGGTCTGCACCTGCATCCCTGACCGGGCGAGCGCGCTCATGCCCCCGGCCCCCGGATCAAGTCCGGGGGTTATCCGGAGGCCGGTTAATTTAGTTTAAGACGACGGCGTCGGAATCGGCGCTTCCGGCGTGACAATGCCGACCGTCACCCAGCCCTGATCCGCTGTCCAACCGGACTTCCACTCGATCCGGCTCTGGTCTTCCGGCGGATCGACCGGCGGCTGGTTCGGCGGGATGAAGATCGGGTGGGTGGGGAAGCCCGGACCCTGACTTGGGTACGGAGGCTGTCCGCCCGGCGCAATCGGGTGGGTGGGGAAACCTTCGTTGGCTCCTCCCCAAATGCCGGGAGGAGATCCGCCCGGCGCAATCGGATGCGTCGGGAAGCCCGGACCTTGGCTCGGATAGGGAGGACGCCCGCCTGGCGCGATCGGATGCGCAGGCCAACCCGGAACTCCGAATCCGGGATCGACCGGACCCCCGCCGCCCGTGCCGCCGACATCCACTTCGAGATAACCACCAAGAACTTTCACCACTGTTGGCATGCCCATTTCCTCCATGTTCGAGAGACGATCAGCGTTACCACACCCATGCGACAGCCGCGCATATCTTCAGGCTAAATCCAGCCTTACTCGCGTCAGAATTTCGCTCAAGCGAGACCAGACCTCCGCCTCGTCCGCCTCGATCCGGCCCCCGACCACCCCAAACGCCTTGATCTCGACCAGCCGCGCCAGCGAACCTAAAAACGCCTCCGGCTCGTCGGCCTCCAACAGAAGCGTCAAATGCTCGCGCAAGTGCGCCTGCTTGGCCCGGGCCAGCCCGGTCAACAGCGCCATCAAATCACGCCCCGCAACCGCCGCCTCAAGGGCCCTGGACCCCGCCGACTGGAATGCAGGCCCCCAACCAGATGAAACGCGCACGCCCCAGTGCGAAAAGCGTCCGCGCCATGGCTGTAAACGTCATGCACCGGCCGCCCCTGCTTGTTCTTGCGATAACCGCGCAGCATCGAGAGCCCCTTCTTGGTTCGCTCGGCGTCGAACCAGGAAATCCCCAAAAGCCCGCGCGCGGCGACGATGCCGTCCTCTGGCGAGGCGATCGGCGCGGTGATGATCGGCTCGTCCAACAGCCCCTGCAGCACCGCCCGCCGACTCTGCCCGGTCCCCAATTCCCGCGCCTCGACGTCGTGCGGCAAGGTGTGCGCCCGATAAGAATAGCCGCCCGCCTTGGCGCGCCGCCGCAATTCGTCGGCGTACCACTCCAGCCCCTTGCCGGAATTCTGCAAGTAATCGACCCAGTGCAATTCCCGCCCGCACACCTGATAAAACCAGATCGGGGTCAAATCCGAGATCCCCAAATCCCACGCCGTGACCACCGGAACCGACAGGTCGACCGCAACCGTGGTGATCCGGCCCTGAAGCGCCAGCGCGTTCAATTGCTCGCCGTAATAGGAGCCCTCGACCGGCGCGTCGAACGAACATTCCATCTCGCGCGCGTATTCCTCCGCGCTCATGTCCTGGGTCAGCTCGTGCGCCTCCGCCGCGCTCAACGCGTCCTCCCCGGTCGCGCTCAAGGGAATGATGAACACGTCCCAGCGGCTCGGGTCGTCCTCGGCCTTCAAGCGCAGGACATTGAAGTGGTCGTCGCCGTTCGAGGTGCCGGAAACGATCGCCCAGCCGCCATAATCGGCCAGGCACGGCCGCACCACGGTCGAGAACACCGTCGGCTCCAGGAGCGGGAATTCGTCGAGCGCGATGCCGTCGAAATACATCCCCCGCATGCGCTGGTAAGCCCCCGCCCCGCCATAGAGCTTGATCGTCGCTCCGGTCGGCAGGACGCAGGTCAATTCGCCCTCGAGATGACGGACGCCCGGGATGTTCTGGGTGTATTGCTTCAAATAGGCCCACACCAGATCCTTGGCCTGCTCGAAACTGGGACCGACATAACCGTAGCGCGGCGGCGGCCACCGGCGCGGATTGAGCGCCGCGCCGCGGATCAGATGATTGGCGATCGCCACCGTTTTCCCCGCCCGGCGATGACAGCAGGCGAAAATCCACCGCTTGGTCGACGCGTGCAGCGGCCGGAAATGCTTGCGCGGCAGATAGGGAACCTGAATCGCGCCATCCCCCCCCGGACTCCGGAATCCGGGGGTCTGGTCCCGGGGGTCGTCGTCGACGCTGAAGTCTTCGTCCAAGCCCCATTCCGCCATGCGCTAGACACCCTTGATTTCAATCCGAGATTGCACAATAAGCAATCTACGGTTTAAGTACCGCATGCAAACGCATGGCTGTCACATCTCGTTGGCAGAACGTTGTTGATTTGTACCTGATTTGGGACGTTTGGGGTGGCGTTAGAGAATCTCTTCGCCAGTTTTAAGGGAGACGGTCAGCGATCTTACGATCCGGCCGATCCCGATTCTTACGACGAATACATCTCCGAGATGATCCGCGATAGTCGAGACTACGAAGGGTCTATACTAGCGACGAAGCGGGACTATCTGCAAAAATACTATTACGGCATGCTGCCGACCATCGGCAAGCAGGCGACCTCGGAAGACGGCCGCGTCCAGCCCGACGCCACCTTCGGCGAACTCCTCAACGAAGACACCGACAGCGCCAATCGCTCGAGCTTCGTCTCCACCGACGTCCGCGACGCCATCATGCTGATGATGCCGGCGCTGATCCGCTTGTTCGCGGCGAGTGAAAACGTCGTCTCGCTGATTCCGCGCTCGATGGCCGACGTCGACGCCGCCGAACAGCAGACCCAATATATCAACTACGTGTTCTGGCAGGATAATCCGGGTTTTTTGATTCTCTACGGCGCGTTCAAGGACGCCTTGACAGTAAAAACAGGTTTCGTGAAATGGTGGAGCGACAACACCAAGGAAGTGAAGCGCAAGACCTTCGTCAATATTAACGACCAGCAGATCCAGACGCTGATGCAGATGGATCAGACCGCCAAGATCGTTCACCAGGGCCAGAAGGATCCGCTGACCGGAGGCTACGACACCGTCGTCTTCTCCTACGAAGTCGATAAGCCGCTGATCAAGATCGCCGGGGTGCCGCCGGAGGAGATGCGGCTCGACCGCTGGGCGCGCAGCTTCGCCACCTCCCGCATCGTCGGCCACGAGCGCATCGTCTCGGTCGATGAACTGGTCGGCATGGGCTACGACCGCGACGATTGCGTCGAGTTCATCGAGGGCCAGATGACCCCCGAATTCACCATGGAGCCGCAGATTCGCAACCCCGGCCGCTATTCCAGCGCCACCAGGGTCGGCGACGGCGTGCGCTACGGCGAATGGTACATCAAGGCCGACAAGGACGGCGATGGCCACGCCGAACTCAGATACATCTGCACCATGGGGACCGAATATAAGGTCGTCAACGACGAGGAGGCGAATAGAATAAAATTCGCCTGCTTCGCCGTCGACCCGATCAGCCACACCATCGTCGGCGACAGCATCGCCGATTACGTCGAGGACGTTCAGCGCATTAAGACCAATATGATGAGGGGCGTGCTCGACTCCCTGGCCGAGAGCATCAATCCGAAGACCGTCATCAACGAACTGACCACCAATCTCGACGACGCCCTCAACGACGATCTCGGCGCGGTCATTAGAACGCGCGGCGACCCGAGCGCGGCGGTGTTCTTCACCCAGACCCCGTTCGTCGGCCAGGCGGCGATGCCGGTGGTCGACTTGCTGAACGACGTCCTGGCGCGCCGCACCGGCCTCACCGACGCCGCCAAGGGCCTCGACCCCAAGGCGCTGCAGTCAAGTACCTCAATAGGCGTAGAGGCGATCATCAACGGCGCCCAGGAGCGGGTCGAACTGACCGCGCGCGTGCTCGCCGAAACCGGCTTCAAGGAGCTGTTCACCGGCCTCTACAACGAGATCGCCGAGGCCCCCAACCAGCGCCGGACCCTGCGCCTGGCCGGCAAATGGACCGACATCGACACCGGCACCTTCGACGCCTCGATGGGGGTCGAGGTCAACTCCACCCTCGGCAAGGGCTCCGACACCATCCGAATGATGACCCTGCAGCAGATCAAGACCGACCAGATGGCGGTGTTCCAGCAATTCGGGCCGCAGAATCCGGTGGTCGGCATCCCCGAGATGATCAACACCATCACCGACATGCTGGCGATCGCCAACATCAAGAACCCGGGGCGATACTTCAAGACCCCGGATCCGAACACCTTGGCTCAGATCGCCCAACAGCCCAAGCAGCCCGACGCGATGACGCTGGCGGCGATGGCGCAGCAGGAGAAGGTCCGCGCCGATTCCTCGCAAGCGGTCGGCGCCCAGCAATTGCAGGCCGCTAAGCAGATGCAGGACGATGCCTTCCGGCACGAGCAACTGCGGCAGAAGACCGCATACGACAATCAGAAGATCGCGATCGAGCGGGCCAAGGTCGGCGTCGCCGCCCATCAGGCTGGTCAGCCTGAGGCCGGCCCAGATCCGATCGAGGGGGTGAAGGTCGCCGCCGACCTGCACAAGCATAGCGTCGACACGGCGATGGAAGGGCAGAAGCAGCAGCTCGATTTCGCCACCGACCAGGCCAAGATCCAACAGGCCAGGGAAGCCGCGGCGCTGCAGGCGCAGACCTCGATGGCGCAGGCGGCGATGAAGCCGCCTCCCGGCGGCGGCGGCGACGGAGGGAACGGACAATGAGGAGGATCGAAGTGAGCGACGATGACGAGATTCACGAAATCGCCGAGCGGCTGCGCGAACTGTTCGCCGAAATCACCGAGATCCTCGGACAGCGAGCCAAGGACGATTCCAAGCAGGCGAAACTGGCCCAGTCCGCGCTGGGTCATCTCAACACCGCCGAGATGTGGGCGATAAAAACGGTCGAACACCAGGATGACTGACGAGATCTCACGCATCCGCGAACTGGCCTTGGCCGCGCGCGAGCTCGACGCCGACCCGGCGTTCGTGGAGGCCTGCGCGCGCGCCAGAAGGATCTGGGTCGACGAACTGGTGCGCGACGTCAATTGCACCCCTCAGCGCCGCGACGAACTGATCGCGCAAATCCGCGCGCTCGAAATGCTGCCGTCGATGCTGAAGACGATCATGAACGACCAGACCATGGCGCGCGGAGCCCGGAGAGCCTGATGTCCGAGGGCGTTCAGGACGCTGCAGACGCCTTCCGGCAGACGATCGCGCCGGAAACGATCTCCGACCGGCGCCGCGATCAGGCGGGCCGGTTCGCCGCGACCGCACGGCCCGAAACGATGTTCGAGCCGCGCCCGGTCGAGGGCGACCCGCTAACCGGCGACACCCGTGACGGCGGGGAGAACGCGCGTCTCGCCAACATGGAGAGGAGAATCGCAGATGGCAGGGCTCAGCAAGGGGATGAAGACGGGCTCCGGCGGGGCGCTGAAAGGCGATCCCGGCGCGGCGAAACGGCCGAGCGCCAAGACCAACGTCTACCGGACGGGGAAGAGGGCGCCCGACCTGCCGCCGCCGACGAAGGACACGAATCCGCTGAAGAACAACAAGAAGAGCCAGACGCCGATAAGCCCGTCGATGAGGAGGGGGAAGACGAGCCGAAATATGAAGTAACCGTCGACGGCCAGACGCAGGAGGTTCCGCTCTCGGAGGCGCTGAAGGGCTACATCCGGGAGCAGACCTTCAAGCAGCGGATGACCCACATCGATCAGGCCCGCGGGGCGATCGAGCAGGAGGCGCAGACCGTCGTCCAGGCGCGCGACGCCTACATGCAGCGGCTGCAATATATGGACCGGCTGCTGCAGGAATTCACCCCGCCGGAGCCGAACTGGGACCAGGAGTTCGCCAAAAATTCGAGCGCCGCCTACGCCAAGCAGAAGGCCTACGCCGAAATCTACCAGAAGCGGGCGGCGATCGATCAGGAGCTCCAGCGCACCGCCGCCGAGCAGCAGCAGCAATATGACCAGCGATCGCAGAAATACGCGGTCGATCAATT